GAGATTGTAGATAAGGGGAGAGGTTCTGCAGTAAGCCTCTCCCACGAAAACTATTTTAACTAGCGTCTGGTACGGAGGGCATGACCTAAAAGTACACTTCCTTGTAGTTGTTTCTCAGGCGCTACTTTAAATAGTTTGGAGATTTATATGAGTATGCACATGATACAGGGCGTTCAGGTCCATGGTAAATCTAAGAAGAAAAAAGCACCAGGTTGGAAACAACGTGCAGCTGACCATGAAGCCTTTATGAAAAAGATGGGTGTTGGTAAAGTTAAGGCTGATGCTGGTAATTCTATTCCAGATTATAACACTGGTCCTAGAATGACTTCCGATAAGGTTGCTGGTAATGGTACTAGAAAAGATGCCACACAATATACTGGTAATTATATTATCGGTATTGGTCAGATGCACAAGTCTAATGGTGTTCCTATTACTCGTAAAGAGGATGCTGTTGCTATAGCAAATATGCGCCGTTAATGTTTACGATAGAACATGAGGAAGACGAAACTATCATTACTATCCTAGATGAGGAAGGCGAACTTGAAGATGTTGGTATTCTGATGTGGGATGATAGAGTATATATTCGTCAGTGGAATGATTACCGACACAGATTTGATTTAATTGCCATGAATGCAGATATGTACTATAAGTTAATGCAAGCATGGACTCTGCCGGAAGGCGCATATGTTATAGAAAGGAAAAACGTATGATTACTAGAAGTGAAATGATTGAACAGTTAAGCACAAGCACTTGCCGTGTTGTCTTTAAAAAGGTCAATGGTGACGAACGTGATATGCAGTGTACTCTCCGAGAGGATATTATTCCTGCTGCAACTAAAGATGAACCTATTACTCAGAAAAAGGTTCGTAACATTAATGAGGAGGTTCTTCCTGTCTATGATATCAATGCTGAGGGCTGGCGCTCTTTCCGTGTTGAGAATGTAGTCTCATTTGACTGTGTATAAATAACACTAAAGGAGATTTATATGTGGATTGATCCTACTATTATAAACTGGCTATTATTTGGTGGCTCTGCTTTCATTGGTTTTATGATTGGAAAGTTACAAGGAGAAGGTAAACGAGATACTATAGTAGGTGATACAATCACATATCTCTGTGAAGAAGGATATATAAAACATCGTTACATTGATGGCGGTGACGAGATTGAGATTATCCTTCTTGACGAAAAAAAATAAAAAATAACGAAAATAATGCTTTACATCTGTAATTGGATGTGTTATAATACTTATATCAAATGAAGGAGATTTGTTATGGTTAAAGAAGTAAAGCGTAAGAAGTTTAAGAAAGCTCGTAAACCAATGTCTGCCGAGAATAAAGCAGCAGCTATTGCAAGATTAGCAGAAGCACGTGAGAAACGTATGGCAGCTAATCCGCCTACCTTTAAGAACATTCATGAGAGTGTATTAAATCGTAGTGAAGATGACATCTTTTACTTCCGTAAGGTCCAGAAATGGATTAAAACTCAAAAAGAGTTGGTTGCATCAGCACGACAAGAAGTGCGTAAAAGTGTAAAAGGCTCTGAGAGTAAATTGGCCAATCGTCAGAAGTACGTCAGTAACTTGGAAAAGTTTTTACGTGACGGAGTATATGTTGATATGTTCTATGGTGAGCATGGAGAACACAAAATTAAATATCGTTGCATTAAGCCATCCTTTGATAAAGATGGTATGATCAAGCGAACTCATGGAGTATTTTATAATGATATTGGAACAATCTATCTCGGAGAAAACACTGTCTATGCCAGTACCTGATAAACCAAACTTCCTAAATAAATCTGGCTTCTCAACTCTTGTTGAGAAAGCCGTATTCAAGAAAAAAATATCCTATATGGAAGCAATACTTCTTATCTGTGATAAGAACAATATTGAACCAGAGGATGTTAAGAAATTTCTCAACGGTGTTATCGTTGAGAAAGTAGAGGCAGAAGCTATGAATTTGAACTTCTTACCTCGGCAGAATATGTTAATCTTTGAAGATTAAGGGTTTACATTCTGCCTAATTTATGTTATGATATTACAGTACACTTCAGCAAATATAGAGGAAATATAAATGTCTTTTGCAAATCTAAAACGTAATAAATCAAACATCTCCAAACTTATCCAAGCAGCAGAAAGTGCTGGTGGTGGTAATGAAAAGAAATCATATGGAGATGATCGTCTGTGGAAGCCCAGTGTGGATAAAGCAGGAAATGGTTTTGCTATTCTCCGTTTTTTACCGGCAGCAGAGGGAGCCGAACTACCATGGGTCCGTTATTGGGATCATGGGTTCAAGGGCCCTACAGGTCAATGGTACATTGAGAAGTCTTTGACTTCAATTGGCCAACAAGACCCTGTCTCTGAGCATAACTCAGAGCTGTGGAACACTGGTATCGAAGCGAACAAAGATACTGTTCGTAGACAGAAACGGCGTTTACACTATGTGGTTAATGCACTTGTTGTATCTGATCCAGCTAACCCTCAGAACGAGGGTAAAGTAATGCTTTATCAGTTCGGTAAGAAAATCTTTGATAAGATCATGGATGTAATGCAACCACAATTTCAGGATGAAGATCCTATCAACCCATTTGATTTCTGGGCTGGTGCAAACTTTAAACTCAAGATCCGTCAAGTAGAAGGCTATCGTAATTATGATAAGTCAGAGTTTGCCTCAGGTACTGCTCTATCTCAAGATGATGACGAGCTGGAGGGTTACTACAACTCTATGCATGATCTAACTGAGTTTACTGATGCTAAGAACTATAAGACATACGACGAGCTAAAAACCAAACTTGATCGTGTTCTTGGTAATCAAACCATGACTACAGCAGCGGCAGTCTCTTTGGATACCGCAGAACCAGCACCAGTCATGGCTAGTATGGAAGCAACTTCTCCTTCAGAAACTATTGCTCCTACTACAGCTGCAGAGATGTCGGAAGACAATGATGACACTATGTCCTACTTTGCTAAACTTGCAGCTGAAGGTTAATAACTAAGACCATTGTTATTATGAGAAAGGGAGCTTCGGCTCCCTTTTTTATTTAATAGTTTTTATATTCATTTGACCAACCAGAGGACTCGTCTTCAGTAGACATACCTGTGTTGTCACCATTAAGAATAACTGTTCCATTTGTACTATTATCAACATTATCATTACTTGATTGATCAACTGCTGTAATAGCTACTTGGTTTGCTCTGGCTTCCCTCATAATTGCATCATCATAAATTATAGCAGCTGCTTCTTGTCCTGTTGTTGGTTTTTCAGCATTTATATTAAAGGATGCCACAGCAGCCCTAGCTGCCTCGATATCATCCGACATATCTATTAGCCAATCAGGTGTAGCAGCATCAATAGTTTGAACAGCCATGAGTTTTATCTTAGATGGTATACTTGCTAACCAATTGCCAAAATCTACAAAGCCTTGTTTTATTTTATCTCTTGCAGTTGTCCATGTATCTTTAATTGTTTGTAGTAGATTAAAGTCAGGTGCATCTTCATCTTTCCAACCAAACTTTTTCATCGCCCAAGTTACAGCGGCATTAAATGGTATCATTAGAATATCTACTAAACCACCTTCTCCTACAAGCCCCGTCCACAGTTTAGACAATGCTTCACTAGGATCTGTAAAGAGAAGTTTGACCCAGTCTACAGCTCCTTGTACAACACCAAAAACACCAGAAACAAGTTTTTTAATTGCTTCCTCAAAGCTAAATGATTCAAGTTGTTTTACAATCCAACCAGCCATACCCTGACCTTCAGGAATACTACCATCTTCGTTTGTTTCTACACCAAATAGTTTCTTAATAACCCATGAGATACCTTTTTTAAGAAGATCAAATGGTGCACCAATAAAGCTACCTAGAAATCCTCCAATGCCATCACCAAGTTTTGCTATACTTCCATCTGCATCTGATTCTTGATAAGCCTTTACACCATCAAATAAAGACATAAGAAAACCAATAGGCCATAATATCTTGCCTACAATCTTTACAAAGCCTCCAGCCTTACCACCAAAGCCTCTAATAAATTTCATTATCTTTGCACCAGAACCATTTGCCCATCTACCAACACCAGCTGATACAGCCATTAAGGGTTTTAGTAATCTTCCTATTTGGAATGTAACTCTACCAACGATATTCTTTTTAAATAAGCCATCTTTATCTTTTACAGTAATGAGTTTACCATCTGCACCAAGCCCGAACATTCTTAATGCCCTAATTCTTAAAGCATTCATTCTCATACTGATCTGAGTTGTAATAGGTGCAGCTCTTGTAAATCTGCCTTGTGCATCTCGCGTTAAAAGACCTTCTGGTGTAAGACCAAACATTCTAAACACTGAGTTACGCATTCTAGTAATACCATTTGATATAGCAGTAGGTACTAATTTCATTTGAGCAATTTTTTTAATGACTGGCAATTCCCAGCCTCTGAGTCCTGCAAAAGCAAGACCTACAGCAGTAATACCAGCAACTAATGGTAGAATAAGTTTTGCTGGATTAGTTAGTAGCCCAAATATATTATTATTGCCATTACTGGAATCTTGTTTTTTAAATGCAGCACTTGGGGTAGTGGCAGGAGAAGTTTTTTTATTCTCTCTATCTCGCTCTAACTGATCAAGACGTTCCCGCTGTTGCAGTTTAAACCATTCCCTGAATCCATATGATAAATCGCCAAGAGATTTATTCTGATCCTTGAGCGTTTTGTTTACGTCATCTAAAGTTGCTGTTGCCATTTTGTCTCTCAGCTTCCTGTTTTTGTTCTTTTAACCATTCAGTGAGCATGCTTAAATATACTTCTCTTTCCCATGGTACCATATTGTCTATCTCTGTCAGACTATACTTATGATGCTGCATAAGAGCAAAGTTGGTCTGATAATAACTTACTAAGCTATTATGAGATAGACCTATGAGAAAAAAGCTTGCATGCCCTCCAATACTGTTTTGTTTTCGTGTTTACAATGATCACAAGTAAATTCAACATTATGTTTCATAGCAGGCATATCATCAATAAATTCTCTAATCTTTTGGAATTGTGCAGAATTCATTGACTCGATAAACTCATCAACTGCTTTAGGGTCTTCGTCCTTCATATCAATACGTTCATCATCAGTAAGTACAGCTTTAATGCATGATCTAATCATAGCAAAAGTAGCTGCTGATGCATCATCACCCATAATAGTATCATCATTCATCATATTTACATATGCTGGATAACTTAACTCAACTGAAATGTTTGGTGAAATCTCAATGAGT